CATTAGTCTGCTACTTCCATCGAAGTAAGAATAGAAACGCATAATAGCACGGTCTTCATACATATCTACAACATAGTTGTAATATTCACGACCATATTCACTATCAACAGCATCTGCTACTTTTTGAGCTTTTTCACCCCAGGAGAGCTTAATAAATTCTGTTAAATTCATTTCATTGCCTCCAGATGCTTGTTCATTCTTTCGCGCTTCACAATATTCCTTTAATAAATTCATCTTTTCGGCAAAAGCGTCTACTGAGAAGAATTCGGAACCTGTGAATGCAGGCTTCTGATCTTTTCCTAAAACACTTACTCCAATAAAGTGTCCTGCAGTGAACTCTAAGTTTTTGAAGTGTTTCTTTTCGTCATAATTAATTATATATTTTGCAGTTTTTGGATCAAGTTCTAAGGATTGACTATGACCTTCAATCTTAGATGCGATTTCCCCAACCTTACCAGGACGTTCAGTGTAATAGACTGTATCACAAACTGCTCATGTGTTACCGTCTTCTCCTTTTTCAAACGCAATTTCCCCGCAAGGGTCAACTATGCCATAAATAGCTTGTTCAGCGGCATGACCCACGAAATCTTGTTTTTCCTCGTCGTAATAACTGACGATAGGAGTGTAAGGAAGGGATTTAATAACTTCCTCACTGAAGTTGTCGGAAAATAAACGATGATCTGCTGTTTCTCCTTTAAAGAAAACTCTAAGTTTTCCACGAGAGAAGTGCTCGTTCTCATTTCCATTATCTGCCGAGAAGGATAAGGTTGCAGGCCAACTAAAGTTAGGTCTAAATTTCATAATATCCTCGTCAGTACATTCTATCTGATAAGAAAACTATTTACTAGCTGGTGGCTCAATTCCAGTTTTTTTAGTTTGTGTATCAGACTCGCCAGTTTCATCCTCTGTTTTTTCTTCTTCTCTATCTTCTGCAGTTTGAGTATAAGAAGTTTGCATAGGAGTAATCTTGTCGAGATGTAAATATTGTTCTAAATCAAGCATATCTTCAATATTTCTTTGCTTGATACCAGATGCTATAAGGTAATCTAATTTACCGACACCAAGTGTCGCATTATTTTTATATACCTCTATATCATCTTTGTAAGTATATGATGAGATTGGTAAAATATCAATATCGGCTTGATAGCTTTTGAAGTCATACCAATTATTGATTGCAATAGTATAGAAGTTTAAAAATGATTGTACAATCTTCCATACGAATCCTTTATCTCTAATTAATGAATATCTTAAGGCTTCAACACTTTCACCAGTGAAAATGCCACTATTGAAACCGGCATTATTAAAGATTGCTTTAAAAGCCTTTTCAAGAGCTTTATTCTCTGCAGTATCATTTTCTGCCATATGCGCGACTTTAATATCACCAAAAGTAGTAACTAATTTGACTCTATCTCCTTGGTCGATCTTTTTGCGCATTGATTGGTGTAAAGCTTTTACTTCATCAGTTTCAAATAACAATTTATCTTCATAGTGCGGCATTGTTTGGACAACAAGATGGTGAAGTAAATCTTCATGTCTTTCTAATTCTTGATCTTGATATTTTTCATAATCAAGTAATCCGCCCCATAAATATATAAAAGTTGGTAAACTATAATCATTTAAAAGAATACCTGTTGAAAAATGTGGATCTAAATCTTGCCAACGATTATTGTTAACATCTTTTTTATATGCTTTATAACCTTTTTGGAATTCATCAGAGAAACTATCAAGATATTCTTTAAGTTGTTCTTTATTTAAACCTAAATCATCAAAGTAAGAGAAGTCAAATTGAATTAACGCTGTTCCGTATTGAGTCTCTCCAATTTTTCGACAATATTTATTCGGTAATAATAAAGTATCTATTGTAATAGATTCTTCATTTGAAACAGTAGTAATATATACTGAACCTTCTGTAAGAACAGTAGTTAGTAATCTTGGAAATTTAGTTTCGATAGAAAGTCCATCAACAACTTCCAACATAAGTCTATAAATACTTAAATAATCATCTTCTTTTAATTTTTTACGTGCATTTGCTTTACTTTTTGTATATGTCTTGTGAGGAGTAACTTTATATCTCCACATGAACATATTAGACATATATTCAATAACTTGCATATAAATAGGGTTTTTTGCATAAAGTTCTTTTGATAACTTAACAATTTGATCCCTATTACTAATAGCTTTATCTAATAAATCTCTAACTGCTTTTGCAGAAGTAACTGTACTTCGATTACTAGAAATTGTTCTGTCAAAGCGTCTAGCTGTAGAGACCTCATCGGCATACATGTTTTCTAAATCTTTGACACGATTGTTTCTAAAATTAGTTACATCGTTTTTAACTTTTGCCATAAGGCCCTCCATTAATCGCAAAGGGCAATTATCCTACCGGATCCCTTTTTACGTCTATTTTTATAATATGCCAATTCAAATTGTTGATTTACTGCTCAAACAAGATATTCCGCCATAGAGAAGAAGTCTTTTTGAATTGAAGGATTTCTTCTAACAATTTTTAAGGAGTTACTCATTTGATCAGAAGTATTAACAATATCAAGGTTTTTTAATTCAGCTTCCATTTTATCCATTGTTTGGAAAGGAAGTAAGAATTCTTTTTGTCTACGTTGGCTCATAGAACAGAAAGATTTATTTTGTGAATATAATGATAATGCTTCAGATAACTTAATTGGGAAAGTAATCGCACCAGTACTCATACGAGAGAAGAAGAATCAGTGAATTTGTTCACCAACTTTTCCACCTGATTTGATTTCATAACAAATTGTTTTATCTTTCGGATAGCGCTTTAAATCATGTTCCGCGCTATCTGGAGGATTAATAATTCCCAACCCTTCTAAGATAAAACCAGATTCATCTGTTGTTTCTTTATTAAGCCAGTCACGCATTGCCGCGCCAATACCATTAGCATCGTAAATAAGTAACTTAGCATTATAGGCGAGAACAAGTTTTTTAAAACCATTTGCTATCACCATATAATCAGTAGAAGGGATTGTTAGCAAATTAACAAATTTGTATGAGAAGTAATGATCTTTAGGAATAACTTTTGCAACACCTACCGCTGTTTCCGCAGAACCATCTTTAGCCATATCGGCGCAAATTACATAAAAACAATCTTGTTCTTTTTGTAACTCGGTTAATTTATCTTTTAACTCGACAATTTTAACTTGTCGTAAAGAAGTAACCATATTAGCACTGAATGCCGCACCCATTGGTGCATCACTTCATCTACTTTCATATTCACGTTCAAATGATGATTTACTAAAAGTTGGTGAATTAATGACGTCTTCAATTTGTTGGGCTGCAGTTAAACCGCAAAACAATGGAATTCTGTAGCTTCCACCTAAAACAAAATATTTATCTGGTTCAAGTACTGCTCTACAAACAGTTTCGATTAGTTTATCATAAGCGAAGGTACCTTGATACCCAGCAGTAGTAATATAAATTTGTTGAGATTGCGGTTCATTAGGATTAATTAAACCATTCGCCATACGACGAGGTTCGTTCAATAATGGAATATAAACTTCATTAACTTTAATCTCATCTTGTTCGATAACTTCTTCGAGAATAAGTGATTGACGACGTAAACCTCTAACATTACCAAGACCTAATGAAGAACCATTTTTAAAATTAAATTCAACATAGTCTTTTCCGGTTTTATATGCATCTAAAACTTTACCTGCTACTTTGCGCTTTTGCATTTCATTCGCAAGAAGAGGAAATTTTACCCACAAATCGTCAATAACTTTTTGTTTGGCGATTTCGGCCGCTTGCTTATTTGTTCCCGCAGTAATAGTTGAATTATGATGCGGAACGAACATACATTTTAGATATCTTGAAATATCTGCTAAGAATGATTTTGATGTACCACGGGAAAAGGTGTCATAAGAAATATTTCCTCATGACATGGTTCTTAATATTAGACGTTGGAAAAAGAATAGATGAAATGCACTGTCTTTTGGTGTGATTAGGTCAATAAATTTATCAGGATATTGTTGGAATAAATCAAGCATTTCGCCGCATTTAGTGAAATTTTCGCGCACTCTTTTTTTATTTAAGAAGCCTGTTTGTTCCTGTTCATCTGCATCCAAAAAATTAAAATATTCTTCTATTTCTGGGTCTACATAGCTATCATCAAAAACATTATTGAGTAATGGCATTATTTATCCTCTTTCATATGGATAATTGTTTCGTCGGAACCTTTTTCTTCCTCCGAAAAATCTTCATTTATAGCATCAGAATCTGCTTCTGTATCAATTTCTGTATCATCAGGAGTGAAATTTAATAAATCATCTAATGAAGTTTGAGAAATGGCATTTGCAGTTTTTTCTTCTTCTGTCGAAACCATTTTCTTGCGCATCATATCTTCAAGTAATGGTTGTAATCCTGTTGATTCAAGAACTAATTTTCTTAAATAATCTTGAATATCTTTAATGGTGCGGTCAACTTCATCTCTTGCATAACCATCATTAAATTTGAATTGGAAACCTGATTTTTCCATGTAGTCATAGAGTTCCGCAACAGTAGTAATATCATCTGTTTTGGTTTCATTAATCATACCTTCAAGGTCGGCTTGTTTTGCAAAAGTAGAATATGCGGTTGAAAAATCTTTTAATGCTTTTGCATCTTTTGCTCTAATAGCTTCATCCATTTCAATATGTATTTTACAAAGTGCTTTGACGGCTTCTTTTTGTAAAGGATTAATAATATTATTGGCTTTGATAGTACGAGAATAAAGTGAATCTAATTGAATCAATTCTTCAAAAGTGTATTGGTCTCCCCATTTTAAATGTCCACGATCAATATAAGATTCTTTAATTGGTTTGAGTTTTTTAAGGATCTCTTCGAAACTGCGGCACTTTTCTCATTCCTTGTTCGCGCGACTTCATAAATCATGTGTTGAACTCTCGTATG